ATATGGGTCAACAACGGTTGCTACTATCGCAGCCCTTTCGTCAAACAATTCAGCAACCACCACCGGATTAAAAATTGAAGCTTTTCTNGTGGCACAAGGGGCGACTAANTCTCAATTCGGTTTGATTATGGGACTTNCGGGAATTCAAGCCTATTCAGANAGTAATCCTTATTCGGCACAGGGAACGGCTGCCGAAGATTCAACGGGAGCTTTAAATTTGGTNNTNACNGNTCAATGGAGTTCGGCAAATGCCAGTTTAACCCTAACAACCAAATATGCAATCTTGGAAAAGATTATAGCGGTGTGATGAAACAAGCAAAGGAGAACTGTTAAAACAATGAAACTGGTTCGCATTACTCACGCCGATGAAATGTTTGCGAATGAAAAAGAAATAAGGACTTTATTTAAAAAGTATATTGAACGGATTAAAAGCTACAAAAATAAAAAAGGTGAAAATGATTTCCAGGAAATTAAAAGTGAAGACGATCTTTGGGACAATGTTCTTTTTCGGGTTAAGTTTCACGATTACTATTTTTATCTTATTAGGGATGATGATAAGTGGATTGGTTTTTTTATCGGCAGCCTTTTGCGGATGCAGTATTTCACTTCTATGTATACTCACGAAATTTATATTCCCAAAAAAGGGAAATTTTTTGGAGAGATTTTAAAATATGTTGGACAAGCATTAGGGGTTGATGAGTTTTTTGGCGAAGCACCTCCAAGAATACAAAGGGTATACCGGCGGTTGCTCCCAAATGCTGAAATTAAAATTAAAACAATGGTGATGGTGAGATTATGAAAAAGGTTCATACAAAAATTGTCATTGACATTTTTTCTAAAAAAGTCCTTGAAGATGAGTTTTTCTGGCACGATGGGGAAGTAGTTCAATGCAAGGGTGGCGGATCGAAAACAGAATCAAAACCACTCGATTTAGATACTTATCTTAAAGGTCTTTATAAAACCGGGCTACAACCCCACTATTCATACCTTTTAGATCAATACAAGCCATCCGAGTCTTTTGAAGATTGGTTGACTCAAAACAAATCTCAGCAGGGGACTTTAGCATCAACGCTTGGAAGTGCTGAAAGCAGCCTTGGCAGTCTTTCCGGGCTAACCAAAAGCCTTTTGACCCCGGAAGCCTACTCAGCTTCAATGCAACCATATCTTAATAAAGCGTATCAGGGGATAGGCTATTCCGGTATGCCAAGCGGAACTTATGCCGATAAGACCTTGGCTGAAGCCATTCAACAGGGATATATGGCTAATTTAGGTAATATTCTCGGAGCATCTCAAGCTGAACAGTCTCAGATGTCTCAGATTTCCGACTTAGTTAATTCTCTTAATACTCTTACCGGGCAGGAATACACGGCTAAGACAGAACCGCTTGAGCTTATGAAGGCAATTCAGCTTGGTCGTTATGGTCAGGGTGTTTCAAAATCAACGACAAGCAGTGGCGGTGGTTTGCTTGGTTTATTTTAATAAGGAGATAATAAGATGTTTCAGTTTTTAGCAGCCCTATTGCCGTATTTACAAAGTGCAGGTTCGGCAGTTATGAGTGGATTAGCTGGTGCAGGTTCAGCAATCGGGAGCGGGGCTTCAAGTGTTGGTTCTGGTCTTGCCAATATGTTTTCCGCCGGTGGGCCAATGACGGCTGCAGAAACTGGCAAGCTTGCTACCGCAATGCCGTCTTTAAGTGCTGCTGAAATAGCCAGCTTAGCAAAAACCACTACCGCACCAGGTGTTTTTGCCAAAATGTTTCCAGGACTGGCTCAAGTCGGAAGGTCGGCAGTGGCCGGAGATTTACCAGGAATGGGTGGTGGTATTGGGAAAATGGCCGGTAGCGAAAACCTTGCTAATATGCTTACTAAACCATCATGGGCTAATTTAGGAAAACTTGGCGAAGGTATGGGTGATAAATTAGCACTTAGGATGATGCTTGGAGAAGGGCAACTCACTCCACAACAAGCCGTTGGGCCGGGAGCGATACAGGCGAAACAGCAAAAGTCAGCCGCCATGCCGGAAATTGAAGACCCGATTTTAAAGAGGATGTATCAAAATCTCAACCCGCAGCGAAATCAGTTTGCAAGCGGGGTAACACCAATGAAGCCCTGGCCTCAATCACCTTATCCAAGAAAAATGTCGGCAGTTTAAGGAGTAAATGAAATGGATTATACCCTGTTAGATAAACTCAAAGAAATTTTATCTCCACAACCGCAAAACACGGGGGTTGGCCCAACTTTGGCAAATCAGGCGGCTCTTACTCAAGCACAGCAACCGCAAGCTCAACCATTGCCCGCTCAAGCTCCTGCATCACTTCCTGCTTTGCCGAATTTTAATCAACCAAACAATAGTGGAGGCGGTGGTTTAGTGAATGCTTTGGGAAATATGGGAAAGTCATTTTTGGGGACAGCAGCCGAAACCTTGCCAACGGCTATTTTTAACGCTGCCTTATTTGGCAATAATCCGCAAAGCAGAATGATGACTTATAGCTCTATGGTTGATAGGCTCGATGAGAAACGGAAAAAAGAAGAAGAAGCGAGACAAAACAAAATTGCCGATTGGTCAAGTGCTTATGTTGCTTTGAAAAAAGCTGCCAAAGACAGAGGGTTGGATGATGAAACAATCGGGTCTGCTTTTTTAGGTGGTTCTCAAACAGGCAACCCGGAAATTGATTCTTATATGGGACAGCTTTTGGAGTTAATGAAGGCGAATAAAGTTAGTGCTTCCGATGCGTGGGCGGTGATAAGTAAGGCAGATGAATATAATAAATTTATAAGGGGTGATGTAATGTCACCCGAAAAATTTAAACAGGAAATCGAACTTAAAAAAGCTGGTCAAAAACCAACCGAAGAACCAGCTTCAATGAAAGAGTATAGGCATGATGTAGAAAATTTTGGGTTTAAAGGTTCCTTTGCTGATTGGGAAAAATCAAAACGGCCTCCGCAGAAACCAGAAACACCAACAATGAGAGAAGTATGGCCTACGGATGGAGGAGAAAGTATTTGGATTCGAAACGATGTTCCACCTCCCAAGGGATATACTGGTATAAAACCTGAAAAACCAGCGAAGAATCCCACGCCGGAGCAAGCCTTAAAAGTTATCGCTGCGCAAAAGAAAATCATTGCCGGTTTGGAAAATACCGGTGGCATATCTCCATTGTTGTTGGCAAACGCTGATCCCGAATCTCTTAAACTTCTTCAAAAAGGGGATGTGAGCGGTGCGACTCAGGCGGCACAAGATGTCATTGATTATTATCAGCAGTTTGTGCCAATAGAGAATAAAAAATCACCAGAAATGAATACGATGCCCAATCCAGGAGAGCATAAAGGAAAAGTAATTAAAGATACGGTTACCGGCAAGCGTTATAAATCAGATGGTAAAACATGGGTGGAGATAAAGTAATGCCCTTTGTTTTTGAAGAACAATCACAATCCAATACTCCGCGATATGTTTTCGATGATGAACAACCCCAAGAAAAGAGATTTGTCTTTGAAGAAAAAGAATATCGTCCTTGGGAGCATCCCGTTAAAGAAAGTTTTAAGGGAGTGGGGAGGGATTTTCTTGAGGTCACAAAGGCTACTCCAGAGACAGCATATCAACTTGGTGCTGGCCTATTGGCATTTCCTGTTGGCGGATTAGCGGGACTGGCAACGGCAATCGGAACGGGTGGGGATTTAGAAGCAGCTAAAGCAGTTCAAGAAGGGGTTGGCCAGAGTATAGCGGAATATCCCACTAAACTTACCGGGAGACAATACACAGAAACTTCTCAAGGCGCTATGGAGAAGGTGGGGAAGGTAATAGAGCTTCCGGGGAAAGCAGGGCATTTGGTAGCCGATTTATTGCCGGATAAATATGTTGGCTCAAGAGCAGCAGTAGCGACAGCTATCGAAGGGGGATTTTTTTTACTCGCTCCGCCATTGCTTAGAAAAGGATGGATTAAAACCAATCGGGGAATAAAAAATTTAAAAACTAAAGAATATATGCCTCCAAAAGAGGTTGCTCTTAATATTTCCAAAGGAAATATAAAACTTGGAAGCAAGGTTGATATTATCAAAGGTATTGAGGAAAGGCCAAAGGTTGTTCCTGTAAAAGAAGAAATTAAGCCAACAGAAACAATAAAGCCAACCGAGGAAGTTAAACCGGTAGAACAACCCCGATATGTATTTGAGGAAGAAAAACCAGTTATTTCAGAGGAAGTAAAGCCAGTAAGCTTCGATGAGGTTGTATTAAAACAACAGGCAGAAAAAGCCGGGGCAATTTATAACGGTATCCAAGAAGGAGTTAAGGGAGAAAAAATACCCCTTTTTACCGATAATCAAACCAGAAGCACCTTTGCGGTAGATTTTTCAAAGGGGCAAACGATTGAAGGAGAGTTGACTAAAACCAGAAAGCTTTTTGAAGAGAAGGGGAAATCCGTTCTCCCCGAAGTGCTGAAGGATTATTCTGAACTGCAACCAAAAAAGCCAGTAACAGCCACACAGCAGTATTTGGTTCAAACACAAAGAAAGGTACCCACTACTGGAATAAAAAGAGGAGAACCAGTAAGAACAGAAGACTTAGAACTTATTGCCAAACCAAAAGAAACGGCATTTAAAAAAGCACAGAAAAAACTTTTTGAACCAGAAATACATTCCATTTCTCAGTGGGTAAGATTGAAAGGTGGGATTAAAGAAACGGGTATGCCGGGGGAGGCAAGAAAAATAAGAGAACAACCCGGTGGTCTTTCGCTATATAACAACAAAACAGGGAAAACCTTTGACGACCTCGCTCAGCAAGCTCATGCCGAGGGGTTCCCGGTAGAAGATATTAATACCTTTATTGATATACTTGAAACTGATTTGACTTATAAAACTACCGGCCAAAAAGTTTTTTCAAAAGCAAAACAGGAATATGTTTCGGAAAAAGAATTTATAAAATCCTATGAGGATTGGGCAAGAGGTTATGCCGATGTCGGTGGTTATTCCGGCAAAATGAAAACTATTGAATTGCCGGAAATGGTTCAGATGTCAAAAGAATTGCTTGAGGGGAAATATCCACTTATAAAGAAAAAGCTGCGGTTAATGAAAGGAATGGCAGAAGGGGCGTTTTATCCCAAGACGGGGAAAATACAATTAAAGGCAGATATTTTTAAAGACCTCAACGAAGCCCAATTTGTTTTGGGCCATGAAATAGGTCATGCCGTTGATTGGCTGCCGGACAAGTATTTAAAGAGAGGAAATATTCTTGGACGAGTAGCCACACTTAAAAAGTATATGAAAAATACTTATGAACAATTAGCTACCTCGAAAGAAATTATGGGAGAGTTAAAGGAACTTACTCAAACCATTAAACCGTTTGATGTTGCTAAAAACTCCAAATTTACTAAATATCGTCATTCTTCAAAAGAACTTTATGCCGATGCGATTACCACGCTTATCAACGACCCTGAACTGCTTAAACAGACAGCACCAAAGTTTTATGATGGTTTCTTTGAATACATTGGAAGAAAGCCGGAGGTAAAAAGAGTCTATGATGATATTCAAGAACTAATAAGCAACGGGAGAGAACCGGAAGCAAGAGTAAAAAACCTAAGAACCATGTTTGAACGGGGAGATAATGCTTATGAGCTTTCCGTGAAAAAACCACGCATTAAAGATGAAATGGGGACTGATTTTGTAGATATTGATTATTATCTAATTCAAAAAATTAAAGGAGTTAATGAAGCTACACTTCCGGTAGAAAAGAACCCCCGGTATAAACTTGAGGAAATGCGATATACGATGTCTGAAGCAGAGGCTTTGTTTGGCGATGTTAAACACGATGTTGTTAAACCGTTGGCTTCTGGTAATTTTACTTGGAATGATTTCGGAGAATATCTTTTTCATAAAAGAGTTTCGAGCGAAAGGGCAGAAATAGCTAATCCGTTGGGCTGGACTCCAGAACTGTCAATCAATAGATTGAATGAATGGAAAAGCAGTGTAGGAGAAGAACGTTTTAAGATATTGGAGAAGGCAGGAGAAGATTATCAAAAATTGCATAAAGCAATTATGGAGAAAGCCGAGAAAGTAAAAATATTTTCTTCTGATTTATTCGAGAAAATAAAAGACAACCAAAACTATGCCACTTATGATGTTGTTGACTACATTGAACAAAGACAGGGTAGATTGATTTCTTCTAAAATTTATGAACAAATCGGAACGCTGAACGAAATATCAAATCCGGCAACTGCTACTCTTTTAAAAGATATTTCTTTAATGAAGTCTATCAACAGAAATATCGCAAGTAAATCGGTTGCTGATTTTATGAATGAGTATTATCCACAAGAAATTAAACCAGCCGACACAAAATGGAATGGGAAGTTTCAGGAAATAATTAAAAGCAGAAACCCAGAAGAAGGATTGCTTGTTTATTCAGAAGATGGGAAAGCAAAAGGTTTTTATGTTGATAAATATATCGAAGGTTCGTTTAGGTCTAACCCGATAGAAGGGATGGCTCTTGCTAAAATACTTAGAGGAATCGCTCAACCTTTCCGTGCTGTTTTTACAGAATACAATCCTGGATTTTGGGCTTTCAATATATATCGAGACTATTTCAGAATGGCAAGGAATTTGCCCGGTGGGAACCTCATTAAGCTTGCTAAATACTATAACCAAAGCATTAAACCAGCATTGAGAAGCACATTCGGAATACCAGAACCAATGGTAAAAAAAATGCTGAAAAATAAAATGCTTATTTCTTCGGTTGATTGGAGGGGGACAGTACCAGAAAATCTTCAGTTGGAACAATTTTTAAAAAGAACTTCGATGGAAAAAACCAAGTGGAATAACATGATTATAAAACCATTTGGAAGGTTTTTTAATTACATGGACAATGTAGCAAAGGCAATTGAAAGAACTCCTAAAATAGCGAGCTATAAATATTTAAAAGAAAAATTTCCCGATATGTCAATAACGGAAATAGCTCATATTGTAAGAAGCCAGGCTGGTTCTCCAGATTTTTTAAGAAAGGGAAAAGCCTTCCCAGTTTATAACAATATACTGCTTTTTTCAAATGCCATAAAAGAAGGTTATCGTGGTGATTATGCTGCCTATTCGAGGAACCCCCAAAGTTTTATGTGGAAACAAGCCAAGTATGCGGTACTCCCAAAAGTTGTTACTTATGCTGCAACGCTTGGATTAATGGGAATAGGAATAAAACAGATAATGGATTCTGCCAGCGAATATGATAAAGCCAATTACGGAATTATACCGCTCGGAATAACCAAAAGTGGAAAGGGTGTTTATCTAAGGGTTCCAACAGATGAAACAAGCAGGTTTATCGGAGGAGTGTTTTGGAAGATTCTTAATCTTAATAAACACAAACAGCTTACAAACTTGGCTGATTATATGGCGGGTCAGGCCCCGACCCTTAATCCAGGTTTGGATGTTTTTGTTGATATTGCTCAGTATGCGTCTGGTCAGAATCCTTATGATTCTTTCAGGGGGAGATATGCAATCCCAGAAAAAGTATTTGAAGCAAGCGACATAAGAACTCACGAGGCTTTTGGGAAATACATTTTTAATAAAATAGGAACCAATGTGGTTTATCGTTTCCAGTATGATGATAATGTAAGGGTAAAAAGCGAACTGGAAAAAGTTTTAAATTACCCTGTTATTGGAAATATTATTGGAAGATTTATTAAAATAAGTGATTACGGAATAAGAGAACAAATAAGAGAGGCAAAGCAGGAATATCGAATGTTTAATGCGAGAGAAAATCTTGATGCCCACAAAGCATTAACTAAAATAATTAATGGAGAAAAAATAACCCCAAAAGAAGCTGAAATTATAAAAAGCCATCCTGATTTAGTAAATAGAAATACAGAAATATTGCTTGGCAAAAAATTTGGTAATGTTTATCTGGAAGAATTTTTGACGGCCAGAGACAACAACGAGAAGCTTATTGTGTTAGATAAAATTATAAAAATGAATAACAAGGAGGCTAACCAGTGAAGAAAATATTAGGTATCGCTTTAATAGTTTTACTCATAGTGTATGGTCACGCATTTGGGTGGGAACCGGCTGGTGCCTGGGATTCCATCCCCAATGCCAGTGCTACTAAGGCCGGTAAAGTCGAACTTGCCACTGATGCTGAAACGGTAACGGGGACGGCTACGGATAAGGCTACGACTCCGGCAAACATTACAGCTAAAATAGATACCGATGGCACATTGACCGGAAATGCTGATACCAGAATACCATCTCAGAAGGCAACCAAAACTTACGCTGACACGAAAATTCCAACATCTCAAAAGGCCGCCGCCTCTGGAGTAGCCTCTCTTGATGGTTCATCTCTCGTGGTGCAGAATCCTGCCAATGCCACGGCCACGCCTACTGCCTCAAAGATTCCGATTGCTGATGGGTCGGGAGACTTAGACGCTGGATGGGTTCCTGATGTTATTACTCATGATTTGGATATAGGCTCAACTTCGGCAGGGAAAAACCTTACCATCAATGCCACCCTTGGCTCTGAACTCATCACTTGGACAGATGCCGGCTGGAATGAAGATGGTGTTACCTGGACATTTGTCGGTGGAGTTTTAACCCATGTTACGGGGAATACTACGACAGTAACTGCCGCAGGTGTAACTTGTGTTGTCGGTACGACCTATAAGGTCGTGATAACTGGCACTGGAGGAGGTGGGACGGCAACCTATACACTTGGCGGTGCAACGGGGACTACCATTGCCGATTCTGGCGCTATTGCCATTGAGGACTATATCACTGCTGTTACAACTGCTTCTCTTATTATCACGCCTGCTTCAGCTTGCACGGTTGCAATAACGAATATTAGCGTTAAGGCTTTAACCGATGCCACGGGTGATGTAACGGTTCAAGGAGATTTGTTTGTTGGGTCGAAAATAAAATCTCCTGGCGGAACTGGAGGCATAACAATTACGCCAAATGGTTTTGTTGGAATTGGAATAACTACGGCTACGCCAGGCTTTTGGTTAGATATAACTAATTCCGGGACATTTCGTGGAGGAACCTGTTATGGCAACTCTTTTATGTCTAATGATTTTCGTGCTTCTGCAAACAATTCTACCCCTGTTTTTGGAGATAGAAATTTTACTGTTTCAGACAATGGGATGGAAATGGTGCCGGGAACTTTTTCCGGCGCAGATGTTACCCAAAATGCGGCAGTGATAAAACCGACATGGAACCAAACTGCAACTTCATCTGGAACTGATTTGTTAATTTCAAGAACCGAAACCAGCCTTGGTAGTGGTGCTCAAAAGTTTATCAGTTGTAAGGCTGGTGTGGCTGGAACTACGGAAAATTTCTATGTACTCAATACAGGTGATGTTTATACTGTAGGAGATGTATCTGCTTTAACATTTACTGACCGTACACCATTCTATGATGGAGACGCTTTGGCCGCAATTAAAAACATTAAAGGAAAAGATGGAAAGATTGACCATGCGAGCTTGCCTGAGTTTGCGCAAAAGACTATTAGCCGAACCGTGGTAAATAGCGTTACCGAAAAAGAAGTGCAAGTTACCAAAGAAGAAGCTCTTGAAAGCGTGGAGGTTGACGTACAGGTAATGCAGGACAAGGTTACTAAAGCGGTTGACAAAGACGGCAAAGAGACGTTCACCACTACAAGAGAACCGGTTATTGACCGAACTGAAACAGAATATAAACTTGATAATGGAGTTGTAACTCCGGTTGTAAAACCGATTTACAAAACAACTAAAGAGACTCGAAAGAAACTAAAAGACGGTATCCGATTTGACGAAAAAACAGGTAAGTTTTATAAGAAAGTAACTACCATTGATAAAACTGAAATTGAAGAACCGGGGCGAGACCTTGGTGCCATGATTTCAATACTTGTTAAAGCTAATCAGCAATTGCTTGAGAGAGTTGAACAGTTGGAGAAGCAATAACCCCTGTCAAAAGCGGGGATTCCAAGGGGGCAACGCTTTACTCCTTTCTCGTTGATAAATGAGGGGCTGAAATGCCCCTCTACCCCTTTATATAAAAAACTATGAAAATTACATTTGGCGAAATTAACGATTTTCTTATCCCACGGCTTGACTGGTTCAGACTTGGGATAAAACATTGCAAAAATCCCAAATGCGAAAAAGCCCTTAACGAGATTCAAGACTGGCTTGATACTTTGAAAGCAGTTGAGCAAGCAGAACAGAAAAAATTATTTCATAGTCCTATTAATCGGTCTAAGGGCTACAGTGGAAAACCATGAAACATTTTTTGGCAATCTTATTTTTATTGGCAATCCTTTTAGCCCCTATCGAGTTTGTCTTGACAGAAGAATACGAGGAAAGAGAAATCCCGGAATGGGCGATAGAAGTGTGCGATGAATGTGTTGCGAGTGGGGGATTAGCTATTGTCCATATTAACGAGAAAACCGGAGAGGTAACCGCCATTGAGTGCGAACCAATACCGGAAGAATTCCAGGAAATAATGAAAAAAGGATATGATTTATGACGCTTAGGGAAAGGCAGGTTCAATTTACTTTAATGGTTTCTCATCTTATCCAATGGGCTTATCAGCATGGATATGAGCTTACTTTTGGGGATGCCTACAGAGATAGGAGATTTTCCAAAGAAAGCCTTGGAAATGATAAAAGCTATTTTCATGATTGGTCTTATCACTGCAAGCGGTTAGCGGTTGACTTTAATTTATTTAAAGATGGGGAATATCTAACGCAAGAAAAAGATTATAAACCATTGGCTGACTATTGGAAATCTATCGGGGGTTCGTCTGGAATTGATTGGGGTGATTCGAATCACTTTTCCTTTGGGGAGGGTAAAAAATGATAGGTTATCCTGAAGCGGTGGCGATAGTGGGAACATCATTCGGATTTTTTCTTTTAGCTGCGAATGTATTAAAAACTTTTTGTGGTAATAATAAAGAATGGAAAGATTTCTCTAAAAAACTATCCATTGTTTTATCTGATATTGCTTCAATTAAACAAGCTGTTATTGATTTGTCAATCTTTGTTTGTGATTCAGGATCAAATGGCAAGGGAAAAGAATTGAGAGATGCAATTATTGACGCAATGATGAAGCGTAATAGGGAATAAGCAAAATGGATGAGCCTCTTTGTAAATCTTATCGGGATGCGATTGATTTAAAAATTTGCCGATTGGAAACTAAGGTAGATAAAAATATGGAAGTGGTCGAGATTCAGCACGATTCAAATGAGAAGGCGTTAAAACTTGCTCAAAGAATCCTTGATGAGAGAATGACAAAAGACAATGCAATTAGGGAGGAGTTGAGAAGACAGACTGAAACATTTCTTTCCCGGAGAGAGTTTTACATTATTTTAACATTAATTATTGCCATAGTAACGGTGATGTTGTTTATCAAATGAAAACATTTAAACTCATTATTTTTATTATTGCCTTGCTCTCTATGCCAGCATCAGCTTTCGCTTTCGGACAGTTCTGGCTTGGTTTAACATTCTCAGTATTTTATATTTGTTTTGGTATTATTGAAGTAATAGCAAAAACAAAGTCAGGTTATACTGTAAGCCAACACGTCTGGACGCTTCCGATGTGGAAACGTTGGATAATTATAGGTTGTATGATTCTCGGCTGGACTTCCTTAATACTGCATTTTTTAAGGGTGCTGTAATGCGTGATTTCCTAAACGACCTTGCTCATATCGCTTTTGCTTGTTTAATCTTTGGATTACCTGCTTTCCGGTGGTGGGGGTATATTGTTTCCGGTGTATTACTTGGTTGGCTAATTGAGGCTAAAGAAGAAAATTCAAGCGTTTTTAAAGTTCCCCTGAAAGACCTGTGTTTTAGAGATATAATAGGTTATACCCTTGGTGGGTTAATCTGTGGTTTATTTTCAAAATTTGTTACATGGTGAAAGTGAGGTGATACAGAATGAGCGATATATTAAAACTTAGCGGTATTGACTGGAAAAAACTGTTGAAGGGGTTATTGATTGCTGTTGTGGGTGCTGGTCTTACTTATCTAAGCGAATGGCTGACAGGTCAGGATTTTGGATCGGCGACCCCCATGATAGTTGCCGGATTTGCTTTTGCGACAAACTTTGTAAGAAAACTTTTGACAAAGACCGAGGGATAAAATGAGCGCAGTAAATTCAATTCTTGAGATTATTGCAGAAGCACTTAAAATTGCTGACGGATATATTGACGATCCAAGGCGGAGGCTCCAGGCTCGTCTTAAACGAAAAGAGTATATCCGAATTCAGGCAATGGAATTAATTAAGAAAGGAGTGCCCGGTGAAGAAGCTGACTCTATGGCTTTGGCTCTTTTGGATTTTGTGTCTAAGCTATAGCTGCGCAACTGTACCAAACGTACAGTATGAAAACGTCAAGGCTAATACCATTGTTGTTTTTGATGGGGTTACTTCCTGGACATATAATATTGATGAGTGGATGGTGGTCAAAAGAACAACATATCAGCAGGTATGGGATTTGCTAAGTGATAAAGATGAGCAGTTAAACGAGTGTCTTGAGCGAGAAAAAGCTAAAACAAAATAATTGATTGGCCTATCTACCTAATTGTAACCAAAATTGATTACAGTTGTAATACAAAAGTATATTATCGGATAACTGTATGGTAAAAATTCTTGAGGAACATTTCAAAATTTTTAGGGAGGAATGCGAATACTGGCTTAATCGCTATCAGTTAGGTGATTACGACACACTTATTTTAAATAAAAATAATTCCAATCAAAAAGATGCTCAGGCTTGGCAATTATCAGACCATGCTAATAAATGGGCTGTTTTGGCATTGGCGAAAAACTGGATAGCTGAAAATGAATTTACCGACACGGAAATAAGAAAACAGGCATACCATGAGGTTAACGAACTCCTCCTTGATTCATTAGACACTTTAGCTAAAGAGCGCTTCAATATTACAGTTGACCGCATTGATGAGGCAAGACACGGAATTATTATGAGACTACAAACAGCTTTCTTTAACCAATCACTAAAGGAAAGAGGTTTAACTTGCACATAGAGCAATGCCCTTATTGTTTACCCACCCATCCCCAGGGTTGCGAAAACTGCAATGGTAGAGGCTGGATATTAGCTGCAGATAATGACAATTTATTACCGACTTATCAGCCGGTATTTGATGATGATAAAAATGAGCTAATAGTCGCACCAATAGTGAGATAGTGAACAAAATAATACAAAATTGTATTATGTGATAGACAATCTATTCTTCTGTCAATAGTTTTTATTGACAGAAGACACAATCTGTGGTATATAACAAGGCATGAACACACAAGATTTAGCGATGATTGGCAAATACTCATTGACTGAGGAAATGGTAATGAAACCTGATGCGAAATATCGTTGCGCAAGGGTTGAACTTGACGGTCAAGAAGTTGGCCATATTCGCTTACTGGATGATGGGACGTTTGAGTTGATACGGGCAATATTAGAGGGTGAAAAGTTACACCCCCCTGGATAGCATCCTTGGGTTGACCCCTACGCCTCTGACATAAGCGAAATTTAGGGGTTTCTTGTGGTGGCGGTAGTCCATAACGGATAAAGCCACGAGCGAAAGGATCGGGGTGTCACCCGGTCGCTACCGCCTTATTAAGAATATATTATTATCAAAAATGATAAGAAAGTGTGTTTTGAGCGAAGGTGGTAGTCCCTTGAGATATATTGAAGGATCGGGATAAACGGTCGCTATCGCCATCATTTATAAACAAGTGGGGATGTTTTGTATTCAGAATCTTTTATCATAGACAATAAGCTATCAAAAAAAATAGAACCGCTTTATGATTTTGAAGAACCGGAGAAAAAAGAAAAACCAACACATTACCGTTGGGGTAGGATATTTAGAAAAGTAGAGAAGAATATATTTTTACGAGGACAAACTTATTGGGTTAGATTTATTCATAACAAAACCTGTGTTCAGCAATCCGCAAACACGAAAAACATTGAAGAAGCCCGTCTATATCTTAATAACTGTCGCCTTCTGATAAGACAGGGGGCAAATATGAGCCACAACACCCCACCTTGTAAGTGATTCAACATTCAACTCCAAGAATCCAAAAACAACTGGTAAACCATCATATTGTATCATCCCAAAGCGAGAACCAAGCCCCTGTAATGCCGGCGTAACCCAACCGGCCTTATTGTAGGCTGGATTTGATACGCTTATACACTTATGGATGTGTGAGCGAATTATCAGGTTAGCTCTTGGTTGCTGTTTTAGTTCTGCCCAAAGCATTTGTTTTATTATGGCACTTGTAATGGCAGTTGACTGAGATACCGGACTTGAACTGTTCCCGATGAAATGTTTCGCAACAATCATTAGTCCATCAATATCAAAGTGCCCCTCGTTGTGCAGGTCGGTTGAAAATTCTTTTGCTATTTTCCTTTCAAAGCTTTCTACCGGCCCGCAATGATAAGGGGTTCCCGCTATAAAATCATTTTTTTTAGCATTAACAAATTTAACAATATCAATTGCCATATAAGACTGCTCATCCCTGTCACTCTCGATAAGCTCTATCCCCCCCGATTTCTTATTGTCTCCTTCAATCATGTCACCATTCCAACAGGCCCAGTCAAATTTCCCACATGATTTGATTTCTTTTGCGAACCAATTCCATAGTATTTTACGAAGGCGATATTGTTTGAGTGCTTGATGGTTTGATGTTTTTGGTGGGACGTGAAGATAAGATGGTGGCGTTAAACCAACTCTATGACCACAATGTAAATCCGAACCTATAAAACAATGTTTCACTTTTCTCCTTTCTCAATTACCTCAATCAGCTTTTCAATAGTATGGTAAGCTTTTTTTATATCAGATATATCATCTATCTTATGGTATGACCTCAACAGATAAACAATAGCACTACCCAATAGATAGCCCTCAAATTTTTCTCTACCGAGGTAAGCTTCCAGAATTTTCCAAGGTTGTAGCCCATCAAACTTTAGATAGTGATTTCCGCCTACTTGTCTGTCATTTGCTGGCATTTGCTTAGTTTCTCCTCCTGTTCAACCATCCACTTAAAAAAATTCTGATAATCTTTGACCTGATAATCATAACCCAAATCATAAAACGGATTGCCCGGTTCGTGTTTGTCAAGAGCATCGTGAATTTCCGTCACAAGTAAATTGCGATCTTCGGGGGCAATGTATTTCCAATTTCGTTTAATAAAATCTGTTACCACTGATGGTATATAGGTTCTGCGCCGGAAGCAATATCGCAAAGCACACAAACAAATTATTCCGAGTTCTTTATCGGTTTTCATTTGTTTCTCTCCTTTACTATTTTTAATCCTCTAATGGAGAAATATTCCATAACATCCCCAAGCATTCTTTTGTCGGCTTTTAGCTCATCTTTTTCATCTTCTTCAATTGCCCAAGTTATTGGGTGCGTATATTCGCCCGGCATTCCTTTAAGCATATAGTGGTTTGTTTCTTTCCTAATGGTGAGTTCCCATGCTTCCTGTTGGTCGTCTAATTTTTTCTCTAATTGTTTAATAACCCTTACTAAGTCGGTAAAATCAACTTTAATATTTTGGTTTTTTCCCACCATCTTTGCCTCCTTATTAAAGTGCGACTGCCCTGGAACTGTCTAAGGTTTGGAGTTTCCTTCCCACGCCTTACGGTTAGTGGATTCCAAGGCAGAGCCACACTTATTTATTACATAAAATAAACACGATATATCTCCTTTTGCTTTATATTTTGGGAAATCATCAATATTTTTTTCTTCACCACATGCTTTACATTTTTTTATTTCCATATAGGATGCTCTCTTATCTTTAAATCGTTAGGAAATTTACTTAAATCTTTTTCAACTTTTCCATCAAGGTCAAGTTGTTTAATAAAAAGTGGCACTCCCGACGCCTTACATTGTTCAACGATATTTCTTGCCCATTCCAGCTTCATCGGCCTGCGCCCGGGGCCAGATTCACAACCGAGGAGAACCCAGTTGATTATTTCGTTACTATATTGATAAACTCCATATTTATTGCCCAAAACGTTATGAGTAGGGCTAATTTTAGGATTTGTAATATAGGAAAAGTTAATTTCTTCCAACATCGGCTCCAAGTTTACGAATCTATGCGTCGCCGGAGTCTGAAGCAGGATAGGTATTTTCTCGTTCGCTTCTTGCTGGGTGGAGATAGAGACGCCGAGCCAGAGATTATCTAAAGGCCAATTTTCAGTAGGATCAGAAGATTCGTGGTTAAGGTGAAAAGTATCACCGCACTCCTCAGACACTCTATCTGCCCTTACTCTAAAGTGTTCTTTATAAGAAAACCACTCAAGCATTCTTTGTGGACGTTTGGTAAGAATCAAAAAAGTGTGTTTTGTTGACCAATCTATAACTTCGATTATTTGTTTTTTAAACTTATATGGTATCTGCTCATGGAACAAATCACCAAGCCACTGAACCGCCACAATCCTCGGTTTCCTCCAGTGAAACGGAGCCTCAAGGATGCGCTGGTCAAGTTCAAATTCGACTTGGCGATTATCGAAGGGGAGGCCGTTACCGAAACGGAGATTAAGCGCTTCACTCCAACAATTTTGGCAGCCAGGAGATATTTTGGTGCAAAAAAAACCGCCACCTTTTGCTTTAACGGGGTTCCAACTTTTATTCCAGAACAAGCCATTTTTGGTAGTCATTATTATTATTTTCTCTCACAAATTTCCCATCTATTGTTGACATTTACTTCTCTCCTGCGGTTAGCGTTTTTTCTTTTTTTCTTCTTTTATTTCTTTGTCAGTTAGATAGTTTTTAATCATTATTGTTCCTTCCTTTAAAGTGAGGTTGCCCTGGAACTGTCTAAGGTTTGGAGTTCCTTCCCACGCCTTACGGTTAGTGGATTCCAAGGCAGAGCCACACTATTTTTTTAATCATCCCCTTCACCGGCAAGGCGGTCTGGTTCTGTTTCGTCAATAGCTTCAACCAATGTTTGTATATCCACGTTTGTCCAGTCCTTAGAGCTTGGCTTGCCGCATTTTTCAAGAGCAAAGTTTTTCATATCGTCAACATTGGAAATTCCAATACTTTTTAATTGAGCGAATATCATTTTCTTTTGCTTATCCGTTGCGGAGTAAACTGATTTATTACCTTCAAACTTTTCCGGTTGGTCAGGCTTTGGTTCCGGTTTTGGTTCATGCTTTACCTCTTTCACCTTTCCAGACTTTTTTGCATATTCAATAACACCTTGGATAATAGTTTTGGGGATTAAGCTGTGAAATGCATTTCGTTGAGCCTTGACACCGCCCTGCTCAAACCAGAACTTATTTTCTTTGCCTGTTAATGTATTTTTTTCTTGCTTTTTGAATCCCGCAGTCGTGTCAAGTAGCACTTCTTGCCCCGTACTTGAAATAGCATATCTTCCAACTTTTACAATAAATTTACCATCCTTGTCGCCATCAATAAACTGAACATCCAGAACTCTTAAAACCTCTCCTTTCTTTGCGAGTTCTGCTTTTGCTTCATCAACGCCCGCCTTACTTAATCCCCAAATTTCTTTGCCACCATCCTGGAAATGGTATGTTAAAACATCTGGTAGCTTCCCTTCAAGTTCGGCCTTTATAAGTTCATCATCAAGCCGATCCATAAGCCAAAATGGAGTGCTATCGTTATCAACCTTTGCTAATGCTGTATCAGTCATAATTTATTTCCTTTCTTAAATTATAAATTGACAAACAATGAAGAAAAATTTTAAATTGCTTGTTTAATTTTCCGCAAGGTTCATCTTTAAAATTTTCGTTTTCATCACGGCCAATATTGAGGAGCCTTGCTTTTTCAACCCTGTAACCATTTTCAATAAGTAACCACCTATAAGCAGCTACCTGATATTTCATTTCTTCATAAATCCCTTTGCCGGTCTTAAAATCTACCAACCATTCTTTTCCATTAATTTTTCCGTAAAGGTCAATCGTGCCCCCGTAACAGTATTTTTCGCTTACCAAAGACTGCTCAATTAAAATTGGTTCAATCGGATTATTTTTAAGCCATTCAAAAAACGAGATAAGACAGTTTTCTGCCCGATCTCGTTGCTTAATGGTATAGTCAGAATAATCAGGTGTTTCGTTTTTGAAATAACAAAGAATAAGATAATGAGCTAAAATTCCTATATCAGCTTTATCGTCCCGGTACTTTCGATAATCAATTCCTTTACAACCTAAATCCCAAGCCCAATGAATAAGTGCGGGCTTAGCTAATACACCTAAAGGGGTTGTAACACCGGGAACGATTGCCCCATCTCGAAGATAATATTTTTGATGGATATTGACTTTCAAAACTTCTCCTATGCACTCATGTGTTTTTTAATATTCTCCAGTTCCTCTTCAAGCCTTATATTTTCATTTTCAAGCTCATGGTTTTGCTCATCGAGTCGATCTACTACTCCTACCCAATAACAATAACCACATTCTTCATCTTCCTCATAAATGACCATATTGGTTCCGTGCTCACAAATTTTTTTAGCCATTTGTTCTCCTGGTTAATTATTTAGTGCTTCTTTTTTTACCATTTCTGATATAGTTGTTTTAACCATATCCTTGTAAAAAATTTGATAGCTCACCGTTTTAGCTACCCAATAGCAACTATAAAGAAAAAATAAAATTGCAGTTATTAAAAATAGACCAATAATTATTTTAATAATCATTTGCTTCATGGTTTTTTTCTACCTCCTCCTTTATCGCTTGCCATAAAGTTTAAATGTTTCGTATGCTTCGTTAATGGTCATAGGTTGCTCCTTCTTGAAGATACCATTCTAAAGTTAATGTAAATGGTGTTTTACATTCGGGGCATTGGCCATGAAAATTAATTTGCAACTCGATCTCGAAAATTTCACCACAGCAGGGACATTGAATTTCTGTCATTTCTTTGGATTCTCCTTATACGCAAATGCCTTACACCAAACTGTTCCCCCGTTTATCTCACGGGAAAATCGCCATGCTTCGCCGTCATGCCACAGGGTCAGGGCATCTGGGCCGTGATACCGTGCTGCGTCCCGGCATTCTTTTTTTGTTGGGCTTGTTACGCCTTTTATTGTTGCCCAAGGTTTGTTTTCTGTTTTCTTCCACCATTCGCTTATCATTAGGACATTGAACCAAATCAGGATTGGGGTTAGTAAGCATAAGATAAGCCGGGCAATCTCTTTTATGACATTTTTTAGAGGATATTGCATTTTTACATACCTCCATATGTTGTTGATGTTCGTGTTTATCACACCAATGCCAACCCATTAATCTTCCTCGCCTACTCGATACCAAAGACCTTGTTCAATCTTTTGTAAGTCTCGCCTTCGTTTTTCTCTTTCCCATTGCTCTTGAACCCAAGCATCATATTCAAAGGAGTCGTCATTTTTTTGCAAAACCATTCTCCCTTTGTTAGGTTACCTACCGACTAACAGATAGTTTCTGGTCTCGTTCTCATTAGCAATGATTTAAATTCTTGTTCTTCTGTAACTTCTGGCCCTGTTTTATTAAGCGCCTTTGCTAAATATTCTTTTTCTACTTCTTCAGGATTACGATAATATCTTTCTATTTCTTTCCCCAATGTTTTAATATCTATAAAAACAACTTCTTTACAGCTAACGTTTACAATAAAGCCATTCAATACAGGTTTAATTTTTATTTCTCTTGCCATTTTTTTTTCTTTCATTTTAATGGTTACCATTCCTCCACCTGCTCGATCCCATAGCTATGGGCTATCATTTCCCTGTATTCCCACACACAATTATCAATAGCCCCGTTATCCATGAGATACCACTTGCCATCTTTGGCTTGAGCAATACAAAATGCATGACCGGTTGGTGGTAAGAAAGCATCACGGTTAATAGCGCAGTGCATTCTTTTTGCGGGAATGTTAAGCTCTTTCAGGATGGCTAATTTAGCCCCAGTCTGGTCGGCACAATTACCAGGGGCTTGTTTCCAGTTTTTAAGTCCTTCCTCATCACCAACTACTGTCGGGAAAGAAGGCTCCCCCATTTTTAACCAATTACCATACTCGTTTATTTCAAAAAGAGTCTGTATGGCAACTCCCTTTTTGGCTATCTGTCCGTTCCAGCGTTCCATCATAGTTGCTTTATCCGCTATACCCAAATGAGCACAGCCAGCGAGCCAAATTACCAAAAGAAAAATTAATGAATATTTAGAAAAACTTTCTTCTTTCATGGTTCCTTTCCTTTCTTTGTGGTTATGGGGTGGAGATATTCCCCGCCAAAAGAATAGTGTTAATACGTTCTCCACCCCAGTTAATAATGACACCTCTTACGCTGGCACTTTTATAAACTCTGTCCGGCAGTGCCTCAACACCGTTAATTTACTGCTTGTCTCCTCTGCACTCACTACGTTGGCTCACTATTGAGCACTTGTAGCCTCACAGTTCAGATTTCCGGGGAGCGTTACACCGGAAACTCGGAGATTATTCAAAAGCCTTTTGCAAGGCGTTTTGACGTTGTTTAATCCAGCTTTTAACCCACTCCAATAGACTAATCTTCTCCGGTAGTGAGGTAATTCGATATTCAAAACTAATGAAAGGGATTGGGGATCATGGCGTTTTATATTCTCCCAATAACAAATTTTTGGGTCTTTTTTTTGCGGAAACAACTGCATATTTTGATTTAGAAGAAATTTTGGTTTTTAATCCGCAATAAATTCCAAAATCCGCACCGGCTTTAATGACCTCACCGGCTTTGATACCCTCACCGGCTTCGATGCCCCAACCGGCTTTAATGACCTCACCGGCTTTGATACCCTCACCGGCTTCGATGCCCCAACCGGCTTTGATGACCTCACCGGCTTTGATGCCCCAACTGGCTTTGATGCCCCAACCGGCTTTAATGCCCTCACCGGCTTTGATGCCCCAACCGGCTTTAATGCCCGCACCGGCTTCGATGCCCGCACCGGCTTTGATGCCCTCACCGGCTTTGATGCCCCAACCGGCTTTAATGCCCGCACCGGCTTCGATGCCCCAACCGGCTTCGATGCCCGCACCGGCTTTGATGCCCTCACCGGCTTTGATGACCTCACCGGCTTTGATACCCTCACCGGCTTCGATGCCCCAACCGGCTTTGATGACCTCACCGGCTTT